GTGGCCCCAACCGTTCGTCGTGTAGATGCGCACCTGGCGCACTTGCTGCGGCCCGGACTGCTGCGCGATGTCGTTCAAGATCAGATTCCGGAGCTTCAAGTAATCGTCGACGGAATCGAATTCGAACTCGCGATCCTGAAAGCGGACTCGCCTCGCGCCCTGCTTGCGGGCAGCGTCGAGAGCATCAAGGTCGGACTGAGTGAATGCCATTAGAGATCCATCCTGAAGCGCACGCGGTTACGGCTGGCCTGCGTCCCATCCATGCGCGGCGGTTGTGGCGGTTGTTTCACTTCCTGTGCCGGCGGCGGCGCGACCCGACGCTCATAATCGGCCCAGTGCTTTTCCTGGAAGCGGTCAATACCGACCCGGCCTGCCGCAGCCCGCGCGTAAACCCGGCAATCGAGAGCCTCGTTGCGCTCCCGCATCTTCTGCCACTCATGCCGCCGGTAACCTTTGACCAGCTTCGTGACGAGCTGCTCGGCGGTGATCTGTTTGAAGTACTCGTCGCTGTACTTCGGAAAGTGGCAGTAGCCCGCGGGGAACGGCACGCCGGCGCTCAGGTCCTCGTCGGTAGGCCGCTCGAGGCGCAGCCAACGGTACAACTCTTCCTTCGCCATGCCGGAGTTGACCGGCCACACGCGAATCCCGCGTTTGATCCTGGCGCCCAGCGGACCGACGTCCACGGGCGACGCCGCCCCGAGCAGCGCGGGCGCGCGTGAATCGCCCTTGATCACCAGAACTCGGCCGCCTTGCCGCCGCGCCCACTGGTAAACCTCGGTGGTGGCGAACCCGGAGTCGATGGCGAGCTGCAGGATGGGCAACTCCAGCCCGGAAGCCGTGGTGAACGTTTCGTTGAGCAGCCCGGTCAGTTTCTCCCACACTCCGGGGCGCGAGGTGTCGCCTTCGAACACCCGATAATCGACCGACCAAGATTCTTTTCCACGGCCCCAGGCGGCAATCTCGACCTCGATGCGGTCCTTCTGAACGTCCACGCCCGCCGTAAGGAACAAGCCGCCGCGCGGGACCAGGCCGATCTTGTAGTCTTCGCGGCGGTCGTAAAGCTTCTGCCAGTCGGGAGCTTCACCGAGCAGTGTCCACGTCTCGCCCTGCACCGTGTTCACGAAAACCTGAAGCAGAGCCGGATTCTTCTGCGCCTGCTCGAAATACTTCGCGGCGTCAGACCACGCGAACCAGCCCACCGGCGAGTAGAGGCTTGAGAGATGGAAGCCCGCCGTCCTCCCGTCGCCGGCGGCGTTCTTCCGCCACTCGCCGCGGGGCAGCATCCACTGCTTCTGGTGATTCTGAATTTCGTGGCCACAGTGTTCGCAAACGTAGACCGTCTTCTCCGGCTGTCCCTTTGGCCATCGCAGTTGCGCGAACTTGAGAACCTGGAACTCCCGGCATTGCGGACACGGTACCCAGTAGCGACGCTGGTCGCTCTCTTCATACGCCGCCTCGATCCGGCTCATGCCGGTGATCTTGGGGGTCGAGCACAGGAACACCTTGCGCCGTGCGAACGTGCGCGTGCGAGCCATGGCCAGATTCACTGGATCGCCTTCGCCCTCGACATCGCCCGGGTAGGCGTCCACCTCGTCGAGGAACAGAAATCGCGCCGCCATGGATCGCAGACCCACTGCGCTGTTGGCCCCGGTCATCACCAGCACGCCGCCGGGAAACTCCTTAGAGAGAATCGTGTTTCCCGAGTCGCGCGAGCGAGGGCTCTGCACCAGATCCCGGAGCACGTCCGATTCCTCGATTAGCGGATCAACGCGCTGCTTCGAGTTGCGTTTTGCCATCTCGACCGTGGGCTGCACGGCCATCATCGGTCCCGGCGCCTGGTGAACCACGTACCCGATCCAGTTATTGCCGCACTCGGTGCCGCCGATCTGGGCACCTTTCATGAACACCACGCGCTCGATGGGCGACGAAGGCGAGAGGCAATCCATGATCTCCCGCAGGTACGGTGTCCGATCCGTGCGCCAAGGTCCCGGCTCGGCCGAGGCGCGCTGCGAGAGCTTCCGGTACTTGTCGGCCCACTGCGAAATGGTAAGCAGAGGATCGGGCCGGATGCCCGCCGCCGCAGCCCCGAAGTAGATCTGTTCAGCGCTGGCCGAGCTCATCGGCGAACTCCTCCAGGATGTTCCGCATCTCGGCGAGCATGATGCCGTGGACCTTCGCCATGTTCAGACCTTCAATCAGAGCCAGGTCCACGCCAGCGGCGGTCAGCGACGCACGCACCTCGGCCAGGATCGCGCCCACCACACGATCCGGCACATTGAGTAGGCGGTCGCGCGTCATGCGCGAGACGTTGTAGGCCGCCACGCGCATCTCGTCGGCATTGATCAGCTTCTTGATGCGCTCTTCCCAGGTCAGTTTCGCCAGGCGCGCTTCGTAGGCCTCCCGCACCGCACGCGACTGCGCAAAGCTGGGCCCGGCGACCAAAGGCTCGGGCGCGGCGGCGGCGCGTGGCGCGGCTTCCGGCTTGTTCACTGGACTGCTGTTGCGGTTCCAATCGCGATCCGCCTGTTCGACGTCGATCTTGCCATCCACCGTACGAATCCGGCCCTGTTTGACGGCTTTCTCCACAGCCGTGTGGCTCACGCCGCGATGCTTGGCGTAACCGCGGATGCTCACCAAAGGCACGGTCTTTTTCTCGAACTTTCCGCTTGCTTCTTCGCGCGACCGAAGTGATGAATGGGTTCGCGATGATCACCAAGGACGAACTGATCAAATGGGCCACCAGCCAGGGTTGGAAGCTCGATCGCTTCGGCCATCTGAAGAAGGAGTTTGAGAACGGCACCAACCGGATCAAACTCAGCCGGATCGCCGCCCGCCACGAAATCTCGACGCCGTTCGGATGGGCTCGCCTCCGCAGCGGCTATTACAAGGACCTTTCAATTACCGCCGACGGGAAACTCGCCGGCATGACTCGTTAGATAAGGAGAAATCGAACCATGAGACTGTTTGCAATCGACACCGACAACAACATCACGGCCTTCCCTGCCGCCGAGCAGATCCCCGAAGGCCAAGAGCACTTCGCCAGCGAGAAGGAACTCGCCAAACTCGCCGCCACTTGGCCCGGCGACCGCCTGATCCAGGTCTGGAACGGCTTCGCAGGAGTGACGCCCTTCGACGAACTCAAGCCGGTCAAGAAGTTCACGGACCGCAAGAGCGCCGTGGCCCGGATCTGGAAGGCCATCCAACGCCTGGACGCAGTCCCTGCGAAAGAAGCCGCCGCCCCCGCGCCCCAGGCCGCCAACGTTGCGCCGAAGGCCAAGCGGTCGAGCAAGACTGCCAAGGCCGCCGCCGGCGCGCCCACGCCCAAAGGGGCGCGCGAGGGCAGCAAGAAGGCCAAGGTCCTGGAGTTGGTCCGCCAGCCGGGTGGCGCGACCCTCAAGGAGATCATGGCCGCCACCGACTGGCTGGCCCACAGTGTCCGCGGGTTCATCTCCGGCAGCCTGACCAAAAAGATGGGCCTCAAGATCGAGAGCGTCAAGCGCGAGAATGGCGATCGCGCATACGTCGCCCAGTAGCACGCCTGCCTCCAATCCCACCTCCCGCCGCCGGCCACCAAGGTCGGCGGCTTCTTCGTTCTTCCGGCAGATTCCGCTTGATCGTTCCTGGCTTCGGAGTGATGAATCGTCATGCAAGGAGATGAACACGATGGCACGAAACACCAAACGGACCAACACGAACGCGACGCCCGGATTCGCAATCGAGATCAAGGACGACACCGAGCTTGGGCTCGCGATGCTGATCGCCGACCTGGGCGACGGCCACTACCAGCCGATCGGAGTGGTGGTTAGCATCAACGAGGCGCGCGAGATCGCCGCCAGCGACATGCGCGGACGGATGCGCGACCTCGAGGCGGGCAAGACGCCGGCCTGCCCGGAAAGCTACGTGGTCTGGGCGCAGGGACTGGAAGGCGACTACCGCGAAGTGAAGCGCCTGATGCCGTAAGCAACCGGCTCCGCCCTTTGCTCCCCGCCTAGCCCCAAATCATCGATCGTCAGTCTCATGGTCTCTGGGCGCCGGTACATTTCACACCCCACCGCACCTCCGCGGAACCATCAGCCCCACCGAAAGCATCCGCGGTCTGAGCTATCCTTGGCAATAGGTGTCTCATGCAGGATGAAAAGGCTATTCGGAT